GTGAGCGAAAATAGCCATGATAAAAATGCTACTGAAGATGAGTATGCTGAATTTTGGAAGCATTTTAATGCGAGACACGACGACCCTCTCGTCAAAGACGTAAAGAAAACATATCGATGGTTTGTTGAAGTCATGGGGCAAGAAAAGTGGTTTGAGCGAAGAGATAATGTTCTAAGATATTTTCGCTCTCTCACTGAACGGTTATATAACAGCCAAACTGATGTTTCTTTTCATGAAAAAGATTCTCGCATGGCTTTTTATGAAGATTGGATCGCTTGGTATTTATACCTTGCAGAATCACTTGCAGATCGCCCAACAGTTGATGAACCTGCGCAATCCTCTAGAATTTGGCCGTTTTTTGCTACAATCGGGGAATTTAGCGAAGAGTTGAAGTGTACCAAAGGTATTGAAAATAAGCTTAAAGATTTACTTGTTAAACCTGAGAATCAACCAGACTCGGTATTATTTGAATTGGTTGTTGCTGCCTGTTATATAAAAAATGGCTGGGAAGTAGAGTTTTTACCTGAGTCCGGTGCAGGTAAAACTCCAGACCTTCTTGTGAAGAAAGAAAATGATAAACTATATGTCGAATGTAAAAGGCTTGCAAAGGTAACTCAATATTCAGAAAATGAACGAACGGAATGGGTTAAAAGATGGCAGCAAGCTCTACCTTACATGATTTCTTATCCATATCCTGTTTTTTTCAATGTAAAGTTCAAATGTGAGGTCAATAGTACCCATCCTGATATTTTTTTGAATGTTGTTAGGTGTTTATACGCATCGCGAGATTTAATGCAATGCGGTGTTGCATCATGTGAAAATGATGAAATATCAGTGGTGGCAAATTTAATTGATATGGATCGAGTAAATAAACATTTCGCTAAATGGATAGTAAAATATCCTTCGCCACAGCTTAACTCTCTTTTAGATGATAACTATGAACCTCATGGTAGTTATACAATGGCCTGCCAAGCTAAACTTTGTACTTATAGCGATGATGAATATAGTACAATTAACGTTTTTGCAGACGAAATAAAGAGACCTTTCTGCGCTAAATGGGAATGTATAGCAGATGAGTCGATTGCAAAAAAAGCTAAAGATGTTAAGGGATTGCTTGTAAAAGCTGTGAGGCAAGCGCCAGATAATGGTAAAACAGTTATTCATATTGGATATGAAACATTACATGGCCCACATGTAGAAGTGCTTCGTGATGAGAAAATTACTAATATGTTAGCTAATTTTGATTGCGAGGGTAAGGATATTGAAATTGTATATTGCCATTCATTCCAGCCAAGACTGTTTTCAGATGATAATTGGGATTTTGCCGAAACTGTTAGGTATTACCTAAGAGGTATGAGCCAAAAATATCTTTTGAAGAGAATGATGCTCTTGGAAAGAGAGGGTATTGTTGAGTCCAACGATACCCATTGGGAGCAAGATTTACGAGAAATGAACAATAAATAATAAATTAGATTAACTAAATGTATTTAATGGATTAAGTTTAACAGCGTCTTCTAAGTGGTCTGGAGCAAAATGCGCATACCGCATCGTCATTTTGATGTCGGTATGGCCGAGCACGCGCTGCAAGACCAGAATGTTACCGCCATTCATCATAAAGTGGCTGGCGAAGGTGTGGCGCAAAACGTGGGTAAGTTGTCCTGCCGGTAGTTCGATGCCTGTTCTTTCCAGAGCAGATCGGAACGCGCCATAACAATCACTAAATAACCGACCCTTTTTTTCATCAGGCAGAAACTCATAGAGCTCTTTACTGATTGGAATGGTGCGGTTTTTTCTGCCTTTCGTGTTAGTGTATGTGATTTTGTATTTCGCTAGCTGGCTTTTTTTCATGCTCTCGGCTTCAGACCACCGTGCACCAGTTGCTAGGCAGATTCTGACCACACTTTCTAAATCAGGGTGGTCATGCCGTTTGCACTCTCCGAGCAGTTGTGAAATTTGGTCGTGAGTTAGCCAGGCCATTTCCATTTCTTCTGTGCGGAAAGGGCGCATATTTTTTAGCGGGTTTTCGCCTTTCCATTCACCGAGGCGGTTTAGCTCATTGAATACCGCGCGAAAATAGGCTAACTCAAGATTAAGCGTGCGGGGCGATACTTCTTTAACCCTGTTTGAACGGGCATATTCACCCTTTAGCCTCTTTTCACGGTAGCGGGAAAACATCTGCGCATCGAAATCGCGTGCAAGCGGTTCGCCCATACACTCAAAAGCATGATGCATCGCTAACTGGCGTTTGAGACCGTCTTTAAGGGTAATACCGTGAGCGCTATACCATGAGTCGATTAGGTCTTTTAGAGTCCGTCTGTCTTCCTTTTCTTCCTGCCACGGGTTTTGAACGGTGTACTGCTCAAACGCCAGAGCCTCGCCCTTAGTAGCGAATTTTTTTCTGATACGTTTGCCTTTTGCTCCGTTTGGGTAGAGCTCACAAATCCAACCTCCAGCCGGATTTTTACGGACAGTCATCAATTAACCTCGCTGTATACACCCACTACACGGCCAATCGTTTTTATCTCATCTATCCCGCACTCAAATGGTACTTTGCCGCCCGCAACGTGTAACTTTTTGCCAGGTAGGAGCGTCAATTCTCTGATGCTGGTAGCTCCCTCAATATCAACCAACCAAAGGCCATCAGAAAGTGAGGCATCTTGTTCTATGAAGTGCAGCTTTCCATCGGCGCGAACAGCAATACCTTTTGACATTTGCTTGCTAAAAAAACCGGCATCAATACTCAATGGTGAATTTTCTTCGAGCTTTCCATCACTCAGAGTGAATGTATCTATCATTTTCGGATCCTTTGGGGACGGTTTGCCATCATATTGAGAGCCTTCCCCCGTAAGAAGCCATAGTAGGCTTGCTCCAGTTTCTAGTGCGCACTGCACGGCGAAATCATAAGAAACAGTGCCTCGTGTGTAGCGGTTTTGTAGGGAGCTGGCGGCAATATTGAAGTGCCGGGCTAGCTGGATTTTTTGAGTAAAACCATATACTTGACAAATTCTATCCAGTAACTCGTCGTTATTCACCTGAGTATCAAGTATCAAAATTTATTCCTTTGGGTATTTACTAATGCTCAATCGAGTATTAGTATCGTTGCTAATTCGGGCAATCAGTGGCAGAAATTGGCAAACGGAGGCCATTGATTGCAAACATTGTCAAAATGGGAATCATGCAACATGGCTTCTGAAATCGCAATCATCAAAATCCCGTCCCCTGTAGTCACGCTTCAGCAATTTGCGGAACTTGAGGGTGTTTCCGAACGTACTGCCTATCGCTGGACGACAGGTGACACCCCACGTGTTCCAATCGAAAAACGAGTCATCCGTAAAGGTCGTAAGAAAGCAGGTGGCCCTATCCGGATTTATTACGCTCGCTGGAAAGAAGAACAGTTGCGTAAAGCTTTGGGTCACGCACGTTTTCAGCTCATTATTGAGAATCCATATTCACTTTAAGTGAATTTTAAGGATGCGACATGTTTGATTTTCAGGTTTCCAAACATCCCCATTATGACGAAGCGTGCCGGGCTTTTGCGAAGCGTCACAATATGACGAAGCTGGCCGTGCGTACGGGTATGAATGTTCAAACGTTACGTAACAAGCTCAATCCCGAGCAGCCTCACCAGTTCACGCCGCCTGAATTGTGGCTACTGACTGACCTGACCGAAGACTCAACCCTTGTTGATGGTTTTCTGGCGCAGATTCATTGTCTACCGTGCGTGCCGGTAAATGAGCTGGCTAAAGACAAATTGCAGTCTTATGTCATGCGAGCAATGAGTGAACTCGGCGAGCTGGCAAGCGGTGCGGTCTCTAATGAGCGCCTGACCTCTGCACGTAAGCACAACATGATTGAAAGCGTAAATGCTGGCATTCGCATGTTGTCATTGTCGGCTCTGGCGCTGCATGCGCGGCTTCAGGCTAACCCGGCAATGACAAGCGTTGTAAACACCATGAGCGGCCTCGGTGCCTCATTCGGTCTGATGTGAGATGCTTATGTTGAATAATGAACCGTCATTCGAGTCTCTGCTTAAAAAGCAAAGTCCCGGCATGCACTACGGCCACGGCTGGATCGCAGGTAAGGACGGCAAGCGCTGGCACCCGAGCAACTCACAGGCTGATTTACTGGCTGGTCTCTCTACTCAAAAGCAGGGGGAATCATGGCTATCGAAGCTGTTTCCGCGACTGTTCCGCTAAAAGCGGGTGAACGTCTGACCGGTCTCAATCATGTGGCTGAATTGCGCGCGAGATATTGGGGCGATAGCTGGAAAGAGGTTGAACGTTTTGTCGATGATATGCGCGATAAACGTGACCCACAATTTGAAGAAAATAATCGGGCGCTGGCCGCTATTTTCTTTCTGGCAAAAATCCCTGCGGCTCGTCATGAGCTCGAATTAAGTGAGCTGACTACTGACGAGAAAAAGGCGCTTATTACAGCGATGAATCATTTTCGTGCAGTGGTGAGTTTATTTCCCAAACGGCTAACCATGCCGAATTAATCCAAACAGAAATTTAATGGCGTAAACCCGCCGGGCTTCTTATTGCCCGAAATCAGGAGAATAAATTATGCGTAATATCGTAACCCGTAGTTTTAATACAGATAGCGATGCGCTGGCCGTATTGCTGACCGATGCCAAAAAAGAAGAACGTAAAGACCGCGCGCTCGCTGTTTCCATCCGCCTTGAGGCACTGGCGATACATATCACCAAAGAGGGGATGAGCGGTATCGAAGCCGCCGAACTGCTGCGCCGTGAAGCCACTCGCTTTGAGAATGAATCACAGGAGCTGCACTAATGGCCGACGCAATGGATTTAGCACAACTGCGCGAGCAGGAAGACCGCGAACGCCACATCAGCAACGCGCGTAGCCGTATCGCTGCACCTTCCCGTTTTCTCTGCGAAGAATGTGACGCACCAATCCCGGAAGCTCGCCGCATTGCGATTCCGGGTGTGGCCTCTTGCGTAACCTGCCAGCAAATTGTCGAACTTAAATTAAAACACTATCGGGGGGCGATATGACTACCCGGCCACTAAGCCAGCTTAAGAAAGCGGCGTGTATTTGGGATAAAGCCCATCAAAGCATTTCGGCGTTTTGGCTGCGTCAGCATGCCACATCCAAACAGGATGAATGTCACCCGAAAGAATCGAAGCTACAAATTTTGAAAAAACTTCGGGAACAGCAAAAAGCTCAGTCGACATCGGTAAATGCTGGGGATTTCCAGAACGATAAAACTCAACAGTCTGCCGAACACAGCGAGCCGACACATGAATATCTGTCGATAGTTCTTCCCAGGTCTGCCAGTCATCCTGTGGAGATACTGGGGTATCCAAATAACGTCGATTTAAAATTTGTAAGGCGTGCCGAACATGTGTTGACCATTCTTCGCGTGGTTTCCAGCTATGTGGACAATTCCACTCAATTTTCCGACCTAGCTCACGCCGACCAGCTATTGAAAGAGGTAGCCGGTCTGCTATGTGGCATTGAGTGTCAGCAAGAAAAGCATCGCAAATGCCGAGCATGTCGGATGCGGAAATGATCTTCATTGGTTCTTTCGTAGCTTCGAAAGCCGTCACCTCTGTAATCAAATCAACATAGCGGCTTTGGGTGGGATCTTCTTCAGTGAATAAAGTCATAGACACTCCTGTCTCAGCAAAGGCTACGGGTGAGATTGATTATGCCTTTGTATGGAATTTTCCAAAACAGGCAATAGCAAGCCCATACCTGACTTATGACCAACAACAACGCCGCGATCGTATGTTCGCGGCCTTGCTGCATGCGAGAAAAGTGCTTTCTCTCCAGCCCGGGTGCGTGCGCTTTGACGTTTATCGCACCGCTGCGGTGCTGGAGCAAAATCAGGGCAGTCAACGAGCCAATGCCTTTTTAATCAGCTTCTGCAAAAAGGCATTGCCACGTCTTGAGCTGGTCGCAAAAAAATACGAGTGTGCAGGTATCAAAAGCAACGTATCAGCTGCTGTTTTTGGCGGTCATTTTGATACCGAGCTTATGCAGTATCTGGCGTCACGCATGGTCAATATGGTTGCCAGATATAACCGTCTCCCTGATATGTCGCGCGCCGATATCGACCTTTTGGCCGCTGATATAGCAAATTTTATTCGTGCTGAACTGGCCGACATTGATGACACCGGATTTAGCGAGCTCAAAACGCTGTACACCTGGTACATGCGAGCCGGTTTCATTTCCCTGCAATTCAACGTTACCCCGCCGCATTGGGAGCGGGTGACAAAGAAATATGTCAGTGAGGATGAAATCGCCCCTGCTATAACACGCATGTTTAATGAGGTTTGGTGGCGTGGTCGCTTGCGACGCACTGCGGCAGCATGGCGCGAACACCTGCAAATTGCAGTCGGCAACGTCAGCAAGAAACGACACGCCTACGCGAGTAAAAACTGCGTGACTGACTGGCGCGAGCAGAAGCGCCGCACGCGCGAATTTCTCAAGGGGCTGGATCTCGAAGACGAAGACGGCAACCGCATCAGCCTGATTGACAAATATGATGGCTCGGTCGCCAACCCAGCGATACGTCGCTGCGAGCTGATGACCCGCATCCGTGGGTTTGAAAATATCTGCAATGAGCTCGGATACGTCGGGGAGTTTTACACCCTGACTGCACCGTCTAAATATCACGCCACGACTAAAGCGGGATACCGTAACAGCAAATGGAACGGTGCCAACCCGTCGGACACGCAGAGCTATCTCACCGGCCTTTGGGCGCGCATTCGCGCCAAGCTGCACCGGGAAGAAATCCGCATTTTTGGCATACGTGTTGCCGAGCCTCATCACGACGGGACGCCGCACTGGCACATGCTTATGTTCATGTTGCCGGAAGACGTCGAGCGCGTGCGCCTCATCATTCGTGATTATGCGTGGGAGGAAGACCGCAACGAACTGAGAAGCGATAAAGCCAAAAAAGCGCGCTTCCATGCCGAGGCCATTGACCCGGAAAAAGGCAGCGCTACCGGCTATGTTGCTAAATACATTTCAAAAAATATCGACGGCTATGCTCTTGATGGTGAAACCGATGACGAAAGCGGTGAGCTGCTGAAAGAGACAGCCCCCGCTGTATCAGCATGGGCGGCGCGCTGGCACATCCGTCAGTTTCAGTTTATCGGCGGTGCGCCGGTGACGGTCTACCGTGAATTGCGTCGTCTCGCCGATACCGAGACCGCGCATGGTCTGAGCGTTGAATTTGCCGCCGTTCATGATGCCGCTGACGCCGGTGACTGGGCTGGTTACGTTAATGCGCAGGGTGGCCCGTTTGTCCGTCGCGATGATTTGCAGGTGCGCACGCTGTATGAACCGCGTGCCGAGTTTAATCAGTATGGCGAGAAAACCGTCTGCATCCGTGGCGTTTACGATTCCGCTGTCGGTGCTGGTACCCCGATTTTAACCCGGCTAACGCAGTGGAAAATTGTGCCGAAGCGTGCCGTTGATTTGGCCGTTGACGTTAAGGGCGCTCCTGCGCCCTCTCGGAGTTCTGTCAATAACTGTACGGGAAGCGAAAGCGAACCACCGATACTGGATTTATCAAAACCACTGAGTCGGCGTGAAAGGCGAGATCTGGCGAACCGACTCAGGAAGCAAAAGCCAGCAATACGGCGAAAATTCATCCACGGAACGGATGAGCAAAATGCAGCCATAGCGAAAATTATCGACGAGATACATCTGACAACCGACATCACAATCAGCCGGGGCGAAGCCCTGCATCTGATGGCCGGAGGTAAAAGTTGTTTTGATGGCAAATGGCTACGCGGAACGGCCAAAGGAGAAATATTTTCCGTATCGCCATTGCATCACGCTAAAGCTAAGGGAATCCTTAGTCGCGTTGCGGCTTTAGCTCTGCTTTCATCGAAAATGTAACCGCTAATATTCATCCATATCATGCACATACGGTGTATTTGACTGTGAATTTTTCTTCACACCTTTTGCTAATACATGTTACTGTATGTTTATACAGTATCTCGTTGTGGAGGTTGTGTGGATAGAGAGCTAAACGAACACGTTATGATTGAGCGGGTCGAAATGATTGCGCGTCTGACCGCTGAGGGTGCTTGTCAGGAAAAAGACCGTGAAATCGCATTGAATCTAATCGCGGAAATTGCAAGAGGCAACCTAATGAAAAATAATAATTTTTCTGTTGTTTTTTCCGCGCCCCCTGTTGATGAAGCATTTGCAAAGGAGGGCAAAGTGAAAGTAAATATCACGTTGGATAAAGACCAAAAAATCGGCCAGCCGGTAATTGATGCTTTTCAGGGCGAATTGACCAGGCGAATACAGTCTGTTTTCCCGTCAACACGCGTTACTGTTAAAAAGGGATCCATGACCGGTGTCGAGCTGATGGGGTTCGATAAAGATTCAGATCGCGAAGCGCTGGATAGTATCCTTCAAGAAGTTTGGGAAGATGAGAGCTGGCGATAGACCCAGAAAAAAATTAAGACATAAACCCCATGTTTGATAGCATGGGGTTTGTATTATAGTGTTTAGAATTGGGGCTGGCTTAAAATAAGCCGTCTCTAAAATGATGCAATTTGGGTGAGTCAATTATGGCCCAACGTAAAAAAGCAGAGAATTCATACTCTACTTTCAGCATGTTTTTTATTCTTTTCTCTGCGAGGATTCTTTCCTCTTCTATCGTATCTTCGTCCTCATATTGGAAAAGTAACTCAAGAAATTTTCTATATTGAGCCATCAGTCTTTTTAGCAAATAAGTTCTTGATAACTCCTTGTTTCCGGTGCTTTCACTATTGAAAACCTCATCAATTAAAGAAGCGGTCATTTTCGTCTTTTCATCATCAAACATGGCAGTAATGTTTACTTTTTTTGCGTGAGCTGTTACAGGGAATTCATGCTTTACCGCCATAAGAACGTCAATATCTGTGCTTGTGCAATTCAAAATGTTATCATACTTACTTCTTTTTATGCTGTTACATCTTGCACATGCAAAAAATAGATTCTTCCAGTCATATTTTTTTTCATTGTTAATGCCTTTATGTGGTTCGAAGTGCTCAACATTTAATGATATTGGATCCTTTATTTCACAAATGTAACATTTGTTATGGAAGTCACTTGCAAGTTGTTCTATCACATCTCTGCTGCTGTATGACACCTTATTCTCTAGTGAAGCAGGTGCAGGCATGGTTTTTAAAACGTGAAACATCATGCCCCCTTCCTTTTATCACGAAGAAACATTTTTGCTTTTATAAGAAACACTGCACTTTCATCATCGAGTTTATCATTGTGGGGAGATAGTTTTTCGACTAATTCGGTTACGGCAACTACATCGGGTGTGTTTTCTGAAAGTAATCCAGAGAGTCGTTTTATATCTTTTTCTAACGACATTGATACTACTGGAACTCCTAATAACCCCTCAACTATAGCCTCGTAAGAATAATTGGAAAGATCCGTAAACTCTTGTTTGCTGCTTAAATCGAAAACAACTGCATCATCAAGAGAACCAATAACAAATGGAGAATGGGTTGTTACTATGAATTGAATGTTTGGGTAAAGACTGTTTAAAAAAGGTAAAATTTTTCTTTGTAGAGAAACATGAAGGTGCGCATCTATTTCATCGATTAAAACCATTCCTTGCATATCTTGCGGAGATGTTTTATAGGCCTCGGTTACCATTATTAATTCTGATAATATGTTAAAGATTGATGAGTAACCAGAAGATAAACTTTGAAAGGTATATGGTTCTTTATTGTCTTGGATAAGGAGGAAGTTGAATCCATCTGAGTCAAATTTCAATTCAAAAGAATCATCTTCCATTAAAATGGATATGTTTTTTTCAAGTTCGTCGAACCATTGTTGAAGTTTACTGGCTAATTCAAAATCTTTATCATAGGTTTCAGCAAATGACTGCCTTGTCTTCAAATTGACTAAGTGGTTCTCAAACTCGCTGCCTAGTCGCTGCTCGTTGATTTGAAATTTATTTTTCGAGATTTTATCATCTAAGCTGGCTTTTGTTGCGCCTGATGATGCATTTATTTCAGCCCTTCTTTCTGCAATGAAGTATTTGTAGATTGCTTTCCCTTCATCTAATAATGCACAAAAGCCAATTGTGTCAGGCATTGTTATTTCAATGCCTGTATCATATTCGTTTAATTCCATTAGAATATATTTGCATTGCTCCTCACCTTGCGCATGCTGGCTTGTACCTTTCGGATTCCGATCCATTTGGTTCTGCCAATGAGCTAAGTTTTGAAGTAAACGTTCTTTCGCATCATGTTTTTTATCAACATATGTATGTTGGATATACTTGTTCATGGCATTTAAAAATGTTGTCTTGCCACATCCATTCCCGCCAGTGATGATTAAATCTCTGCCTTCTAGATGAATGTTAATTTCTCCTAAAGCATGCTTGGGTTGGTAGTTTATTTTTTCAATGTGTTTCTTCATGAGTCCCTCTTAGTTAGGTTGTTCAAACCATAAATGTTGGTGTTTTTGTTCTCGCATTGCTGGGTGCATGAAATTGCATCCACTTACATTAATTGAATTTTTAGTGCGAGGCTAGATAACATAGCAAACCTCTAGCTGTTGCAACTGCATTAAAACCGCCCCCTTAAGCGGGCAGGCGAGGCGGGGATAGCACTGCGCGCCAGACGTGGTGACAGGATTTATTTTGCGCGTCTGTGCGCGTTGTGGTGGCGCGTTGTTGGGTGCGTCGGTTAATGAGGTGCTGGCGTGGTTGGCCGCGTGTGCGGCGTCTGGCTCGCTCTGAGAGGATGCCGCGCGGAGGCGGCATTTGGGGCGGAGTTTAGTCAGTCTCGATGCTGTAATCCTTAAAGCGGATCACCTCTAAACCGAGCCATTCATTGATTTCCCTGAAACGCTCCTGCAACGGCGTCAGCTCGTTACGTACAAACACCCGCGCCACCTTCTCGATATCACCCATTGAGCCAATATTCTCGGGCTTGCCGCCCATAAGCTGGAATGGTACGCGGTGCGCATCGAGCAGGTCGGCGGCGCTCACCTTTTTGATGTTGAAAAAATCATCCTTCGTGGCGACTTCACTCAGCGGCACAATCTTGATGCCATCCGGTTTCCCGTTCGGAGCATAGAAAAACAGGTTTTTGAAATTCCCGAGCCCTTTCGAGTCACGCATCGCGGAGCGCAGCGCCTCAACGTCGGTGCTGCTCTGCGCCGCGTCGGTGACGTACATGATGTAACCCGCGTGCGCGCCGTTCTGGTAATACTTGCGACGAAACAGCGTGGCGGATTCATTCAGCCAGGCTGAATTGAGCGCGCTCAGGTATTCCGGCATCCCGTAGAGCTCCTGATTGATATCGGGCTCCAGCAAATGGCACACCGAGCCGGGCGCGAACTGGTGCGGGTGCGTGAAGTCCGACACGTACCAGTAAACCCCCTCCTCGACACCCCGGCGGGTGTATTTGGCCGGGGAGGTTTCCAGCTTCATGAGTTGGCCGGTTACGCTCATGCGCTTCTCAAGATAGCCGTTAGCAAAAACCAGATAATCGAGCACAAGGCGGCTGAAATCCTGCCGTGAAAGCAACGGATGCGGGATGTAGGTACTCGTCAGAATGTTGCGCTTAACGTAAATCGGGGAGCTATGATGCACGGCGGCGCGCAGGCTTTTCGCCAGCCCGGAGAAGTTGACCGGCGGCTCGTACCATTTGCCGTTATTGATGCACTCGACATAGTCGAGAATGTCGCGGCGATCCAGAACGGGTGACGGCTCGCCAAAGGTGAACGCCTCCATTTTCTGCGGTGCGCTGGCGGTCATGTTGGTCTGTTTTGGCTGTTTATTTTGGCGTTTTTTCATCTTAGTTAATGTCCAGAATTGAGGTGGAGTGCATACCGCTACCGGCGGAAAGCGGCTCGTTTAACAGGGCGTGCATGGTCGCCCACGCGATATCCGCGTGGCTGGCTTCCTCACTGCGGCTGGCTTCATAGGTGGCACTGCGACCGCTGCTGGTCATAGTTTTGCGGATAGCCATGAATGACTGCGTGATGTCGGTCGCACCGGCGTCATACTCCAGACACCCTCTTCGGATGGTGTCTTTCGCTTTCAGCACCATTGCGGTTTTCATTTCCGGTGTGTAACGGATGGCGCGCGCTGCCGGGAAGAATGAGCGCACGAGCTGGTAAACACCCTGGCCGATGCCGGTCGCGTCGATGCCGATATAGTCGACGGTGTATTTCTCGGTCAGCGCCCGGATGGCCTCGGCCTGCGCGGCAAAATCCATGCCTTTCCACTGGTGACGCTCAAGGATGCGGAACTTGCCACCGGCAACCAGCGGCGGAGCCAGCACCGCACAGCCTGCGCTGTCGCCGGTATGTGACGGGTCGTAGCCAATCCAGATCGGACGCCAGTTAAACGGACGGTCGGCGAATGGCTCGAAGTCCTCCCATTCTTCCATCGCATCGACCATGCAACGCTGGAGCTCCTCGAACGGGAATACCGACGCCTTATCGTCGACGAACTCGCACATAAAGAGGTTACGGAAGTCATCCGCGCTGTTCTCCTGTCTGAGCTGGTCGAGGTTAAACAGGGTACAGCCCCCGGCGAGTGCGTCCTCAATGGTGACAATCTGCCGCCACTGGCCGTCCCCGCATAACATGCCCCCGGCAAGCGCCTGATGACTGATATCGATGTCAACACGTTCGTCGCGGTTACTGCGTCCCCGGTTAAACAGCTCCCCTGACCAGAACGGATAAGCGCCGTGCGCCAGCGTCGACGGCGTCGAAAAATAGGTGGTGCGCAGGTGCGACTGCGAGGCCATACCGGACGCGACTTTTCGCAGCTTCTGGAAATTGGGTATCCAGAAAATTTCATCGACGTATAGGTCGCCGTTATGACTCTGCGCGGTGTTGGAGTTGGTCCCGAGGAAAATCAGCTCTGCGCCGTTGTTGCCGATGACAATCGGGTCGCCTGACAGGTCGACGTCGACCAGACGCGCAAAGGCGATGATGTACTTACGGAAAACGTAAGCCTGCGTTTTACTGGCGGATAAAAAAATCTGGTTTTGCCCGGTCTTAAGGGCGCGCAGAAGCGCCTCACGCGCAAAGTAGAACGTTGCGCCAATCTGGCGCGATTTGAGGATGTGGCGGATGCGGTGTTCTAACCCGGCTTTATGCCACCTGAGCTGATACTCAAACGACTGGTCAAAGAAAATCTCTTCCAGCTTTTCAATAGCTTCTTCACTGAAGAAATTACGTTTCGGCTTTTTGCGATCACCTCTGTTGCGGCTGGCGATATTGGAGTTTAAATCCACCTCGTTTCCGGTCTGGCCGTAGCGGTTCACGCGCGCGAGGCGCTCCATCTGGCGCGACAGAAAATCAGCGACCTTAAAGTCGTGCGGCGTCAGGTCGGGCTTGGCGTAAATCTGGATGAGGCGCGCCTCTAACGTCGACTCAATGCGGTTAATCGGCGCGGTTTCCTCCCATCCATCGCGCTGTTTCCAGCTCTGCACCGTGGGGCGCTTGAGTTGCAGCATGTCGCAGATTTGTGGCACGGCGAACCCCTGCCAGTACAACAGCCGCGCCTGTCGTCGTGGGTCATTGAGTAATGAAAGGTCTGTTGAAATGGTCATGCTTACCTCGTTTTGATGTTACGAGGCAAGGCTAAGGAAATGACCGTGCTTTATCGCTAACCCCCTGTTGTGTCAGGGATTGCACTTCCGCAACAGGTGGCTGATGAGGGGCTGAGTCGGGAAACTAACCCCGACCCGAAAACCCAACATCAGGACACCTGAACAATGGCAAAGAAAGTTTCTAAATGGTTTCGTATCGGCGTCGAGGGGGACACCTGCGATGGCCGCGTCATCAGCGCTGATGACATTCAGGAAATGGCCGACTCGTTCGACCCGCGCGTCTACGGTTGCCGCATTAACCTCGAACATATCAAAAGCCTCATCCCTGACAGCCCCTTTAAGCGCTATGGCGATGTGACCGCGCTTAAAGCGGAGATTATCAGCGATGACTCTGCGCTCAATGGCAAAAAGGCGCTGTTTGCCAAAATTGCCCCGCTGGATGAGCTGGTCAGCATGGTACGTGCCGGGCAGAAGGTTTACACCTCAATGGAGATCCGCCCGAATTTCTCTAACAGTGGCAAATGCTATCTCATCGGGCTCGCCGTCACCGATGACCCGGCAAGCCTCGGCACCGAATACCTCGAATTCTGTAGCCGCGCCACACAAAACCCGCTCGCCGGTAAAAAAGACCAGCCGGGCGATCTCTTCTCTGTGGCCTCACTGGCTGAGCTGGAATTTGAGGACGTTCCCGACACCATGCTCAACAGCCTGACCGATAAGGTTAAGGCTATTTTCAGCCGTAAACAGGCCAGCGACGACGCACGTCTTGCAGATGTGCATGAGGCTGTGACGACCGTCACCGAGCTGGTGCAAACCAACCTCACCGCCACCGACCAGCGCGTCACCGAGCTTGAGACCGAACTGGCGCAGCTTAAGCAGGACGTGATCAGCAAGGCCGAAGAAAGCGCGCAGGCGTTTAACGACCTCAAAAACTCCCTCGATAACACCGAAAGCCAGCGCCAGCCGCGCCGCGAGCTTTCAAAAGGTGGTACGGGCGACGAGCTGCTGACCAACTGCTGATAACCCGCCGGGCGCGCCGCCCGGCCTGATACCTATTACCCGAACAGGAAAAACCATGCGTAAACAAACCCGCTTTAAATTCAATGCCTACCTGACCCGCGTCGCGGAGCTGAACGACATTTCCACCGATGACGTGGCGAAGAAATTCACCGTCGAGCCGTCGGTCACGCAAACCATGATGGACACCGTGCAGGAATCGTCCTCATTCCTGACCAAAATTAACATCGTGCCGGTCGACGAACTGAAAGGCGAAAAGGTCGGTGTGGGCGTTAACGGCACAATCGCGAGCACCGCTGATACTGACGGCGATGGCGAGCGTGAAACCGCTGATTTTACTGCGCTGGAGTCCAATAAATACGAATGCGCACAGATTAACTTTGACTTCCATATCCGCTATAAACAGCTCGACCTGTGGGCGCGATTCCAGGACTTCCAGACCCGTATCCGTAACGCCATTATCAAGCGTCAGGCGCTCGATTTCATCATGGCCGGTTTCAACGGTATTGAGCGTGCCGCAAAATCTGACCGCAAAAAAAATCCGATGCTTCAGGATGTGGCCGTTGGCTGGTTGCAGAAGTACCGCAATGAAGCGCCAGCGCGTGTGATGTCAAAAATCACCGACGAGGACGGCGCGGTCATTTCCGATGTGATCCGCGTGGGTAAAAACGGCGACTATGCGAACCTCGACGCGCTGGTCATGGATGCCACCGGCAACCTGATTGATGAGATTTATCAGGATGACCCGGAGCTGGTTGTCATCACCGGTCGCAAGCTGATGGCGGATAAATACTTCCCTATCGTCAATAAAGACCAGGAAAACAGCGAGTCGCTGGCCGCTGACATCATCATCAGCCAGAAGCGAATCGGCAACCTGCCTGCCGTGCGCGTGCCTTACTTCCCGGCGAATGCCCTGATGGTGACGCGTCTCGATAGCCGGTCACTAAACTTAGACGAGAGCAACATTATGGAAAACAACATCGAAACCGGCGTTACCGAAAATGAAGTCACCGAAACCAAAAAGCCACACGTCGTGATCCTCGACAACCCTCTGATGCGCGGTGAGCAAAAAATCGGAGAGGTGACGGTTTCAAAACCTAACGCGGGAACCCTGCGCGGGGTGTCGCTGGCCTCGCTGGCAAGCTCTGACGTTGACGCGCTGATTAAGGTGCTACCGCGTATGACTTACCCGGCACTCACCGAGCATGAAATTGCCCGTCTCGATGCCTCAGACCTGATGCAGTTCGCCGCTGAGGTGATTGGTTTTTTGTCGCCATCTTCGGCTCGCTGACGTTCCCCGCAAAACTTTCTGTCGATGACCTGATGGCGGACATCGCGGTGATTTTTCACTGGCCGCCATCAGAGCTGTATTCCCTGAGCGTGACCGAGCTCCTCACATGGCGCGACAAGGCGCTACAGCGAAGCGGAAACCACTATGAGCAATAACGTCAGAATCGAGGTACTGCTTAACGCAGTAGACCGGGCAAGCCGACCGCTAAAAGCTATCCAGAACGCCAGCAAATCCCTCGCTGGCGATACGCAAACAGGCCAGGCTGCTCGGTGATAATACCGCCGCATCTGCGGACGATGCAGCGAGTGCACAAATCATCATCGCCAAAAGTGGCGGGGATGCTGATGCCATTCAGGCGGCGACGCCGGTCACGCTGAATATGGCATTGTCGAATCAGCGATCGATGGAGGAAAACGCCGCCCTGCTGACAGGGATGAAATCTGCGTTTCAGCTTTCCAACGACCAGATCGCCCACATTGGCGACGTGCTGTCGATGACGATGAACAAAACCGCCGCCGACTTTGACGGGCTGAGTGATGCGCTGACCTATGCCGCGCCGGTGGCGAAAAATGCCGGGGTCAGTATCGAGCAAACCGCCGCGATGGTCGGTGCGTTGCACGATGCAAAAATTACCGGCTCGATGGCGGGAACGGGTAGCCGTGCAATCCTGAGCCGCCTACAGGCGCCGACCGGTAAAGCCTTTGAGGCTATCAAAGAGCTCGGCGTTAAGACTTCTGATGCCAGAGGAAACACGCGCCCGATATTTTCCATCCTGAAGGAAATGCAGCGCAGTTTTGAGAAAAACAATCTCGGTACCAGCCAGCGCGGCGAGTACATGAAAACCATCTTCGGTGAAGAGGCCAGCTCGGCGGCAGCGGTGCTAATGACCGCAGCGTCAACCGGCAAGCTCGACAAACTCACCGCAGCGTTTAAAGCCTCGGACGGTAAAACCGAGGAGCTGGTCAAAATCATGCAGGACAATCTCGGCGGCGACTTTAAAGAGTTTCAGTCTGCTTATGAGGCCGTGGGAACTGACCTGTTTGACCAGCAAAACGACGCTCTGCGCAAACTGACGCAGACGGCCACGCGATATGTTTTGAAACTCGATGGCTGGATCACCCGCAATAAATCACTGGCGACCACTATCGGTGTTGTAGCCGGTGGCGCACTGGCGCTGATTGGTGTGATTGGCGGGATTGGCCTGATTGCGTGGCCGGTGGTGATGGGGATTAACGCCATTATTGCCGCCGCAGGTCTGCTGGGAACGGTCTTTACCGTTGCCGGTGGCGCAATAGTCACTGCTGTCGGTGCAATCAGTCTGCCGGTGGTCGCGGTCGCCGGTGCTGTGGTGGCCGGAGCGCTCCTGATTCGCAAATACTGGGAGCCTATCAGCGCATTCTTTTCGGGCGTGGTGGAGGGGCTTAAAACGGCATTTGCGCCAGTCGCTGAAATCTTCTCACCGCTGACGCCGGTGTTTGATTCCATCATCGAGAAATTGCGCGGGGTCTGGCAGTGGTTCACTGACCTGATAGCACCGGTTAAGGCGACTCAGGAAACACTGGACCACTGCAAAAATGTCGGCGTGGCGTTTGGCAAGGCGCTGGCCGAAGCGTTAACGGCTCCCCTGAATGTCTTTAACAGACTGAGCGGAAAAGTCGGCTGGCTGCTGGAAAAATTCGGGGTCATCAAAAAAGAGTCGGACGGTCTCGACCAGACGGCCGCTAAAGCCAGTGCCGCAGCCGGTGCGCAAAACGGATCTTATATCCCGCAGACCTCCGTTTATGGCGGTTATCAGATGTACCAACCAGTGACGGCGCCTGCTGGCCGGTCCTATGTCGACCAGAGCAAGCGGGAATACAACATTACTCTGTCGGGTGGCGTTGCGCCGGGAACTGACCTTGACCGGCGGCTCCGGGAAGCTGTCGATAAACTCGACCGGGAAGAAAGAGCGCGCCAGCGCTCAAGTATGCGCCATGATGGATGAGGACTAAAACATGTTAATGGTACTGGGTTTATTTGTATTTGAGCGCCGCACGCTGCCGCATCAGTCCATGCAGTACTCAAAGGACTACCGCTGGGCGTCAAATGACCGCATCGGCTTGCCACCGGCATATCAGTATCTCGGCGAGGGGGAAACCTCGCGCACGCTCTCGGGCGTGCTGTATCCCGAAATAACCGGCGGACGCCTGTCACTGACAGCCATCGAGCTGATGGCCGACGAGGGCAGGGCGTGGCCGCTGATTGACGGAACGGGCATGATCCACGGAATGTATGTCATCGATAAAGTGACCCACACGCACACCGAATTATTCAGCGACGGCGCGGCCAGAAAAATCGAGTTTAGTCTCTCGCTGAAACGGGTCGATGACTCGCTTGCGGCGATTTACGGCGACCTGAAAACGCAGGCTGACAATCTGGTCACGTCCGCCGGTAACTGGCTGGGAGGGCTGGCGGGATGATTACGGGAATGAATATTCAGGCCGGGGCGAAAATTGCACCGGCATTTATGCTCAAGCAGGATAGCGAAGACATTACTCAGGAATTTAGCGACCGGCTAATCAGTCTGACCATGACGGACAATCGCGGATTCGAAGCCGACCAGCTCGACATTGAGCTCGATGATTCCGACGGACAAATCGCACTGCCACCGCGCGGCGCAACGTTAACCTTATGGCTCGGCTGGCAGGGTAGCGCTCTAATAAAAAAAGGCAGTTTTACGGTGGATGAAATCGAGCACCGGGGCGCTCCTGATACGCTGACTATACGGGGGCGCAGCGCTGATTTTCGCGGGTCGCTGAACTCTCGCCGGGAGCAGTCATGGCATGACACCACGCTCGGCATCATTGTTGAGACCATCGCAGCGCGCAACAAACTCACGGCCAGCGTGGCCGACACACTTAAAGCGATCCCCGTGCCTCACATTGACCAGACGCAGGAATCCGATGTGGTGTTTTTGTCCCGTCTGGCTGACCGTAACGGTGCATCAGTGTCGGTGAAAGCGGGGAAACTGCTGTTCTTGAAAGCCGGTAGCGGTCGGACGGTCAGCGGCAAGCCCATCCCGCAGATGACGATCGAACGCGGCGACGGCGACCGTCATCAGTTTGCGATTGCTGACCGTGAAGCCTACACCGGCGTAACGGCTAAATGGCTGCACATAAAAGATCCGAAGCCGCAAAAGCAAAAGGTGAAGCTCAAGCGCAAGCCGAAGGAGCAGCACCTGCGCGCGCTGCAACATCCAAAAGCGACAAAAACCACGTCAAAGGCCGGAGCCAAAAAAGAGCAGGAGGCGCGCGAGGGCGAGTATATGGTCGGTGAGTCTGAGAACGTGCTGGAGCTGACCACCATCTACGCGACAAAAGCGCAGGCCATGCGTGCCGCTCAGGCTAAGTGGGACAAGTTACAGCGCGGAGTGGCGGAGTTTTCAGTCTCGCTGGCTATTGGTCGGGCAGATTTATTTCCTGAAACGCCGATAGCGGTCAAAGGCTTTAAGCGTGTTATAGACGAGCAGGCTTGGATAATCAGCCGGGTGGTGCATAACCTTAACGGGAACGGCTACACGACGGGCTTAGAGCTTGAGGTTAAAGTGTCGGATGTGCAGTATATTACAGAAGAGATGAACAAATAA